CAGGAGCCTGTAACTGTTTTGCCTGATGGTAGTGCGTTTGCAGTTATGTCATATCCGCTTCCAAAAGACCATTGGCTGTACGCAGAACGCCAGTATGAGTGTGGGGCAGATGAACCAAACGAACTTGGCAAGCCAATCCTGACTCATGCACTTTGTGATGCTGTTGTGTCTGCTGTCCGTTACGCAATCCGTGGTGCAACCAATTGTGGTAAAGAAAATGACTTTGACCCTGATGCGCTGGTGCAAAACGCTGTATATGCGCTATGTGGCCCTTACGGTTCAATTCAATCAAAAGAGCCAGAGCAAGAGCCTAACTCGACGACATCAATGTCGCCGACATCACCAAAAGCATTACAGCCAGAGCAGGAGCCTGTGGCTCACTTTGGGTCTGCTTACGTGAATGAGAATGGCGTGCATGTAACGACCGTACTTGGCCCTGTTGCAATCCCGCAAGACGCCAAGCTCTACACCACCCCACCACAGCGCAAGCCGCTGACGGATGAGGAGATAGGCGCAATCCTTGAAGGTGTTAACGCCTATGGCACACGGCTATATACATTTGCCCGAGCCATTGAAGCCAAACTCAAGGAGAAGAACACATGAAATCACTGAGCGAATTACACAAGAAGGCAATCATTCAAGCCCAAAACGAAACCGACCAAAACAAAGCGGCTGCGATGGCAATGATTGAAAAGCCCATTGAAATGATTAAAGCCATCATGCTCAAGCATGAGCTGGCAGTCATTGAGGTGATGCGTGAACTGCATGAATCAAGAGAAGCCGCAGTCAGGGCTGAGAATGAAGCGTGCGCAAAGGTGCTTGATGATATGGCAGAGCAAATGATTGCCGACATGGAGCCGAGCACCGCAATTGCATGGGTGCGAAATAGGGCTGAATTTATCCGAGCAAGGAGAAACACATGAGCAAAGAAGACATGATTTCAATGCTGCGAGGCGTTGGATGCGATGAAAACACAATCACAGCAATGTCAAACGCATACGACCTTGGGTTTGAGTACGCTAAAGAAAATATGTTGGCTTTGCCTGTCGTTGAGTTACCTTTGGAGACCAAGTGAGATACGCAGCCCGTGTTGATGCTACACAAGAGCAAATCGTTAGTGCTTTACGCGCTGCTGGTGCTTACGTCTGGATTATTGGCTTGCCTGTGGACTTACTGGTTGGCTACGGTGGCGTAACTTACTTGGTTGAGTGCAAAAGTGGCCCTAAAAAGGCTTTAACGAAGCTACAACAAGATTTTTTCGCAAAGTGGGTTGGTGGTAGGTTAGAACGAATTGAAGGGCCAGAACAGGCTTTAAGAATGATTGGTGTGATATGAACATTGAAGACACATTGATTGAGCGTGGCACACGTTATGGTGAATTTAAAGACCATGCTGATATATCGCAACAAATCAAAATAACTATGCAAACAAAAAATGGTTGGGGTCGTTTGCAATTTGACCAACGTGAAGCACTTGAGATGATTGCTCACAAGATGGCAAGAATTATCAATGGTGACCCAAATTACCATGATTCGTGGCATGACATTGCTGGATATGCAACTTTGGTTGCAGATAGGCTGGAATGAAGTACGACCTAGACAGCCAAGAGCAAGCCTCTGCTTTGATGAACGGTCTTTGGCCTAAAGTAAAAGCAGCACTGGCAAGCGGTAAAAAGCTGACGCTGGAAATCAAAGAGCAGAGTAAAAGCCGTGAGCAGGAACGTCTTTATCACGAATTGATTGGGCAGATTGCTAAACAGGCGCAGCATCTAGGTGCAAAGTGGTCAGCAGATGACTTCAAAAGACTTTTGGTGGACCAATTCGTACGTGAACAAGGCATAAGCAATGGAAAAGTGATTCCTACCCTTGATGGAACAGGAATTGTCCAGCTTGGCTTTCAAACCCGTAACTTTTCAAAAGAACAGGCCAGCGAATTCGTGGAATTCCTTATGGCATGGGCTTCTCAGCATGGTGTTGAATTAAAAAGTGAATAATAAATTTTGGATAAAAAATGAGCAAGCCAAGACGTAAATACAAACCCAAAGGCGTTCGCATGGATGCTTTGACATGGGTTATTTCAGGATTCAAGAAAGTCGCTGAAGTCCCAGATGCAGGGACTAAGCTGATGATTAAAAACCACGTTTCCTTTGATGAAATCAGAGAAGGTAGGGGAAATACTGACCATGTGGATAACCTAATCACAATGGTCAACATGACAGAAGCCCTGGCACTGCGCCAGCTAGGTCGTGATTGGTTGCCTGAGATTGGTGAGGCACAAGACGCAATCTATGCAATGGCACAGCGTGGCGTTAGTGGAAAGCCGTTTCTTTGGACTGGTGAAGAATTGAAAGCCGTTGAAACTGTGCTTTTACTGCACGATGAGCAGCTACGCAATTGTTCAGTTAGGATGCTTGAGCTTGCATTGCAAGACATTGAAAAAGAGTTCAAAGGCAACAGGATGCGTAGAATCGAGGCTTTGCCAGAATGATTGGAAAACACACATACATCCGAAGCAAAAAACTTCTTGAGGCGGCTAGAGAGATTCCTTGCCAGAATTGCTACATTGAAGACGGAACGGTGGTCGCAGCCCACACAAATTGGGGTTCAGGCAAAGGGATGGGTCGGAAGGCAGACGACAACATGATTGCCAGCCTCTGTTTTCATTGCCACGGGATGATTGACCAAGGGTCTACCCTAACAAGAGAGCAACGCCAAGACATTTGGCAGATGGCGCACAGGAAGACTGTTCAAAGGTTGGTTTCTCTCAAGCTGTGGCCTCAAGACGTTCCAGTTCCTGACTTGAGAAAGTATTACGAACTAGAATAAGGTGCAATTTGCAGTTGCACTTGTGGGCGGTTGATTCTGCCCACTTTTTTGGTAAAATATGCAAAACCAAGACGCATGAGGATTGCCCAGTCACGAGACGTGGTGACGACCAAACAGGCAAATCGCTTGAAGGCAGTCCTCAGTCGTGTTGGTTAAGCGCAATAAGCACCGTGCATCCTTGTACGGAAGGTCTGTGTAGGATTGAGGGTTCTCGGTCGCCAACAACTTAATTGAAGGGCTTATATGGCTGGATTGCTTGGAACAGGTGCGGAAATCAAGATTGAAATCGAGGAAATCGAGGCTGAAAAGCCCGTAATCGAAGGCTTGACCGCAGAATCAAACAAAAAGACCCGCGACACGCTCGTGGAAACTCAGATGCTTGGCCCTGTCAAGGTAAACGCTCCAAATGGCGAATACTGGCGTGGTCTTGCTAACGTCTGGCGCATCTCCCCTGACCAGGCTAAACGCAACCTGTGCGCAAACTGTGAGTATTTTGACGACCAACCAGAAACTCTGGAAGCAATGGAAGTCGTGCCGCAGGATGAGTTTGACAAAGACGGTGGCGGTCGTGGGTATTGCAACAAATACACTTTTATTTGTCATCACCAACGTACTTGCCGCCAGTGGGAAAAGGCTGAACCTGTAAAGGAAGAAGACTAATGGCTACCAAACTCACAAAAGCAGGCCAAGCTAAAGTTGGTCGCGTCATGTCAGAGTACAAGAAGGGCGAACTGCACTCAGGTAAGGGCGGTAAAGTCGTGACTAACCCGAAGCAAGCAATCGCAATTTCAATTTCGGAAGCTGCAAAGCTGATGAAAAAGCGGATGAAGTAATGGCAGACTACCTATCTCCAACGCCTTACGCAAACCCCCTTACAGGTCTGTCAAATGACATGATTCAGGGATTGCTTGGCTACATGAAGGACAAGCAACGCACTCAACAAATGCAAGGCATGGCTGGATTGTTGGAGAGTACGGGTATTCCTCAGACCGTTGAACGTGCAGCTTATGCAGACAGCCCAAAGGCTTTACTTGATGCGCTGACAAACGTCAATCGTGCCAACGTGCCACTTTTGAAGGCAGAAACAGCAGACGCTTTGATGAACGTGGCTCCTTTTGTTGGTCCTGCCGCAAAGGGCGCTGAACGCGCTGCAATGGCTGCTGGTCGTGCTGGTGAGCGTTACGCAGAGAAGGTTGTCCCACAAATCATGGAGCGTGGCGGTCTGCCTGCTCAGTTGTTGGGTGATTTAAGTTATGGCTCTGTAAGTCGTGTTATTCCAGCGTCAAAAATTGATGAATTAACTGGTTTGCCATTAAATTCAGATGGTACTGTTACACTTTTCCATCACACAAATAAAGATGCAGCCGAACAAATCGCAAAGACAGGTCGACTGAAATCTGCTGGCGAGCCAAGCGTATACCTGACAACGCAAAAAGTTACAGATACTGGTTATGGTGATGTTGCTGTTCCAGTTCGTGTGAAGCCATCATTGCTCAACTTAGATGATGAATTTCCTAGTGGTCGAATGGATTTCAGTATTGATACAGGAAAGCCAAAAGGTTCAATTCCTGTTGAAGTTGAAAAGCAATCATTTTCCTATCCGCAAGAAGAAGCTCTAAAGCTGGCACAGCAACGTGCAGCATTGCCAGTTGAACAGGGTGGACTTGGTTTGTTGTCAAGCAATACTCCTGCTGAACGCGCTGCTGCTATGAGTGGAAAAGAAGCAATCCATTTCTCAAGAACTGGTGGCGATTTTAACGTGCTAGATTCTGGTCAATATGCAGTTGCTCCGTTTGATGCGGTAGGAACTCACGTTGGAACTAAAGAAGCTGCATTAGAAAGATTCAAAAACACATCTGGGACAATAGATACACCAAAAGGCTCAACTTATCCAGTTCAGGTGCTTGGTGATAGACCGCTTATGAACCCAGAAGGATTGCCTTGGAGTGAAGATGAATTAAATGCTTTCTTGCGTCAATCTGGTGAATACAATTCATCAAATGCAAAAATGACTTATCAAGACATGAATAAGGAATTGCGCAAAAAGTTGTTTGAAGAACAAGGTTATACAAGCATCCCTTACGTCAATGATGTTGAAGCTAAAGGCATTGTTAGCTATATCGTCCCGCCTGAGAATCTACGCTCACGCTTTGCAGCATTTGACCCTTGGCGTAGAACTTCAGCAATTGCTTCCGCAATGGGAGTGGCTGCACCTGACTTGTTGGCTGAAGAACAAAATCCAAAGAAAAAGCAAAATCTGCTAGACTAACAACATATCAACTAAACCAACGAGCCGTAAGGAATTGGTAAACAAAATGAATAAAGTACGCGAGGAAAATTCTGGGTTTGAAGCTCAGAAAGGTCGAGGAAGGCCCAAGGGTACGCCTAATCGAGCCACCACTGAGTTCAGAGACACTGTTAAGGCTCTGCTAGAGGATAACCGCGATAACGTTGCTATATGGCTTTCTGACGTTGCTAATGGCGACCCAACTCAAGACCGCAAACCAGAACCTTATAAGGCTTTGGATATGCTTGTTAAGCTCGCAGAGTATGCGGCTCCAAAATTGGCTCGTACTGAGATAACAGGCAAAGATGGTGGCGCTCTTGAGATTGCAAATCTGTCAGAAGATGAACTAGACGCCAAGATTAAAGCTGCAATGTCTGCCTTGAATGGTTGATAAGGTCGAGCTTCTGATGCTGCTTGAGGAAAAGCAGCGCAGACAATACGAATACCGATATAAGTACATCTTTGGCAGTCTGTACGGCTGGCAACAAGAGTTTATCGGGGCAACAAACGAATATACGCAGTGCTGCTTGATTGCGGCTAACCGTATTGGTAAAACTCATCTAGGCACATACATTGATTCAATTCACGCCTTGGGAGACTACCCAGAGGAGTGGAATGGTCACAAGTTTGAGCATCCACCGCTGATTTGGTGTCTTGGCTATTCAGGAGAAAAGACCCGTGACTTGCTCCAGGCTGCTATTGTTGGCAAGAAGCAGGGCGACAAGTTCATGGGTGGGCTGATTCCTGCTGACAGGATTATTGGTCACGAATCAATGGCTGGAACGACAAATGCCTTGCGCTCTGTCTTTGTTCGTCACGCCACAGGTGGGGTTTCTACCATCCAGTTTTGGAGTTATTCACAGGGTCAACACGCCCTGATGGGTGATGCGGTTGATTGGTTCCACATTGACGAGGAGCCAAGAGACAGGACCATCTTTCCTCAAGTCTTGGTTCGTACAGCTACTGGCGACCAAAATAAAGGTGGTCGAGGGATTCTTACATTCACACCTGAAAACGGTAGGACAGAGCTTGTCATTCAGTTCTTGGATTCACCGTCTCCAGCTCAATTCTGTATGCAGAAGGGCTGGGATGACGCGCCTCACTTGAGCGAAAAGGTAAAGACAGAGCTTTTGGCGTCTTTCCCTGTTCACCAACGTGAGATGCGTACTCGTGGCGTTCCGATGCTTGGTCATGGTCGAATCTATGACTTTTCTGAGGAACTTATCGCTTGTGAGCCGTTTGAGCCACCTGAACACTTCTTTGTCATTGATGGATGTGACTTCGGTTATGACCATCCACAAGCTCAGATTCAGCTATTGTGGGACAAGGATTCAGACACTTTCTATGTCTCAAAGGCATGGAAGGCAAGGAATATGTCTCCAGCCCAGGCATGGGGAGCCACAAAGGTTTGGTCTGAGAACGTGCCAACTGCATGGCCTCAAGACGGATTGCAGACCGAAAAGGGAAGCAGCAAGCAACTCAAAGAGTATTACATCGAGGCTGGCTTCAATATGCTGCCTGACCATGCCACTTGGCCTGATGGTGGGAATGGCGTTGAAGTTGGTCTGATGGAGATTCGAGACTTGATGGTAACTGGTCGTTTCAAGGTCTTTTCAGGCTTGAGAGATTGGTTTGAGGAATTTACCCAATACCATCGGGATGAGAATGGCAAGATTCACAAGTTGAAGGAAGACTTGCTTGATGCCACACGCTACGCCTACATGATGCGCCGATTTGCTGTCCAAAAGTCACAAGTCAGCAGGAATGTATGGGGTACTTCTATTAACCAAACGCCGAAATGGATAGTCTGATGATGATAATGAAACAGGGAAACCTAATTGATGCTCGTGCTTTTGCAATTCTGCAAAATCGCGTGACTGAGCTTGAAAATGTGGTAAAGGCATTACAATCGGAACAACGCCCAAAAATGGGTCGCCCACCAAAGGTGAATGATGAGCAACGACAAACTCAAACAGATAGTCCAAGCCGAGATTGATGGAAGTCTCGGTTTTCTAGAAACTGAAACGACCCAACAGCGTCAAGAGGCGCTGCAAGCCTACCTTCGTCAACCTTACGGGAATGAGGTTGAAGGCAAGTCAAGCATCGTTACTGGTGAAGTTGCAGAAGCCATTGATGGTGCTTTGCCTTCACTGGTTCGCATTTTCACAGCGTCAGATGAAGTTGTCCGCTTTGACCCTCGTGGTCCACAGGATGAAGCTGGCGCTAAACAAGCTACTGAGTACGTCAACTGGGTGTTCAATCGTGACAACTCAGGCACTTTGATTCTGCATAACTGGTTCAAAGACGCTCTCTTGCAGAAGGTTGGCGTTGTTAAGGCTTATTGGGAAGACAAGGAAGACGTACAAAAAGAAAAGTACCGCGACCTGTCCGAAGATGAGCTTGCAATGCTGTTGTCTGACAAGACAATGGAAGTGCTTGAAAAGGATGAAGTTGAGAATCCTTTGCTTGACCCAATGGGTAATGAGGTGTTTGACCAACTCGGTCAACCCGTCACTTACAAGTCTTTCAGCGTAACAGTTGGAAAGAAGTCAAAGTCTGGTCATGTGGTTGTTGAGAACATCCCGCCAGAGGAGTTCTTAATCTCCAAACGTGCCAAGACAATCGCTGATTCGCCTTTCGTGGCACACCGCCGATTGATGACCCGTAGCGACTTGATTGCTATGGGCTTTGATGAGGAAATTGTTAACTCAGTCCCTGCGTCAAACTCTTTGAGCTACACAGACGAGCGTTTGGCTCGTTTCAGCAATGGCGAATTGCCAGAGAATTCAGACAACTCTGACGAGACAATGGTCACAGTTGAGGTGTTTGAGGCCTATGTCCGTTGCGACATGGATGAAGACGGCATTGCCGAGCTTCGCCAAGTGTTCTACGCTGGCAACGAGATTCTGAGTGATGAGGAATGTGATTACGTTCCTTTCTATTCAGTCTGCCCAATCCCAATCCCTCACAAGTTCTTTGGTCAGTCTCTTGCAGACCGCACCACTGACATTCAGCTCATCAAGACAACGATTACCCGTCAGATTCTTGATAACCTGTACCTGACAAACAACGCTCGCGTGACAGCAGTTGACGGACAAGTAAACCTTGACGATTTGCTGACTTCTACCGCTGGTGGCGTTGTTCGTGTGAAATCTCAAGGCGCTGTCCAGCCTTTGACCGTTCAAGCAATCGCTGGTCAGGCTTTCCCAATGCTGCAATATCTTGACGAAGTTCAAGCAAAGCGCACTGGCATCACAAACGCAAGCCAAGGCTTAGACCCTTCAATCCTGCAAAACGTCACGGCCGCCGCTGTTGCTTCTATGCAACAAAGCTCTGCTGGCAAGGTCGAGATGATTGCTCGATTGTTCGCAGAAACAGGCGTCAAAGAGCTTTTCAAAGGCATCTTGCATCTACTTTGCAAGTACCAAGACAAGCCTCGTATCGTTCGGATGCGTGGCTCGTATGTGTCTTTTGACCCTCGTGAGTGGTCGAATCAGTACGATGTGGACATTAACGTAGGCTTGGGCGCTGGCAATCGCCAAGAGCAAATGTCTATGCTGGCAATGGTTCTGGCTAAACAAGAGCAAATCTTGGGTCAGATGGGTCCAGCTAATCCATTGGTAACGATGGGTCAGTACAGAAACACTCTTGGTCGTATGGTCGAGGCTGCTGGCTTTAAGGACTCTGCTGAGTTCTACAAGTCCATCACGCCTGAGCAAGACCAGATGATGAGCCAGCCACAGCCTCAACAAGAAGCTCCAATGCCGCCTGAGATTCAGGCTTACATGGCTAAAACACAGGCAGACATTCAGGCTCAACAGATGAAGGCTGAGGCTGATATTCGCTTGTCTCAACAGAAAGCGGCTGCTGACCTTCAGTTAATGCGTGAGAAAAACGCTGCTCAATTGCAGTTGGAGCGTGAAAAAGCTGCTGCTGATATGCAATTGAAAGAGCAAGAGTTCTTGGCTGAAGCTAAAATGAAGGCAATGAAGATTGGCGCTGGCATTACATCTAACGTGGAGATACCGGGATGACCGTAGACGAAATCTTTGCTCCATCTAGCAATGGCAAGGCATATTCCATTCAGGATGTGCTTTCTGCTGTTGGTGGTCAATACCAGCCATCTCAGATGGCAGCTCCACAGCGCAGTCAGTCAATTGACGAAATCTTGGCTGGTCTAAGCGGTCAAGTACCTGCTTCTGCTGCGCCATTCAAGTCTGGTGCTAGTCAGTACCTTGGTGATACGCAAATTGCACCTGCCACACCTTACACACCTGCTCCATTTGACCTGACTGAGTACCAAATCAAGTACGCCAATCAGTTAGTTGAGCGTGGTTACAGTCCACAGCAAGCCATTGAGGAAGCTGGACTTGGTGAAAAGGCTGGCTCTTTGGCTGGTAGCTATTACGGAAACCAACTGGCTGGTCCTCTTGGTGGATACATTGGTGGACAACTTGGTGGCGCTCTCGGTGGTGTTGTTGACGATATTTTTGATTGGTAACAATGCAAAACTTTGAACGAGCCAAGAATCTGCTGACTGATGAGTTTTTCATCGGTGAGATTGAATCAATGAAGGATGCGGAACTTCAGACAATCGTCAACTCGCAGCCACATCAGGTTGACGAGCGTGAGATTGCGTATCTGAAGATAAACGCATTACAATCAGTTATCGCGCATTTTGAATCAATTGCCGCTACTAGCGAGATTATCAAAAAGCGTTGGAAGATTCTGTAAGGAAACTTACCTGTGGCATCCAGTTGATGCTGACAATTTGGGATTGAAATGAGCGAAAACACGACACCTACGGGTAGTGAATCGTTAAATGTGAATCAAGCCGCTGGAGCTTTTTTCGACATGATGGGTACTGACGAAGGCGCTGAAAACAGCCAACCAGAAGAAGTAAACGAAGTCGAAGAAGAATCAGAAGGCGAAGTCGAAACTGAGTTGGTGGATTCTGAAGAAGCAGAACACGAGCAACCAAGCACTTTTAAGGTCAAAGCGGCTGGCGAAGAACGTGAGGTTACTCTTGAGCAGCTTATTGAGGGCTACCAACTAGGCCAAGACTACACAAAGAAAACCCAAAAGCTCTCTGAAGATAAGCGAGTCGTTGAAGCTGAACGCTCAAAAATCGAGGAAGCAAACAAATTACGAGACCAGTACGCCCAACGTCTGAAGATGATGGAATCTTTCCTGAGTCAACAGAACCAAGGTGAAAATCTTGATGCTTTAAAGGAAGTTGACCCAATCGGCTATGCCGTGAAGGTCGCTGAACAGGCGCAACGAGAGAAACAATTGGCAGTTCTGCAACAAGAACAGCAACGCATTGCACAACAGCAACAAGCGGAGCAATCTGAGCGTCTGCAAAGTCATCTCGCTGAGGAAAGTCAGAAGCTGACAACAGCTATTCCCGGTTACGGCAACCCGAAAGAAGGCGACCAAATCCGCAAGGATATTCGGGACTACGCTAAATCTATCGGCTGGAGTGACCAAGAGCTTGCAGGGTTGTATGATTCTCGCGCTGTTTTGAGTTTGTATCACGGCATGAAGTACGCGAAACTTCAGAGCAATAAGCCTTCAATCACTAAGAAAGTGGAAGCAGCTCCGAAGATGATGAAAGCGGGTACTTCAGCACCGCGAAACTCAGACACAGAACAGCGTAAAAACACAATGGCGCAGTTGAAGCGAACTGGTAAAGTCCGTGACGCTGCAAACGCATTTGAACGATTCTTATAAGGAAACTTGAATCATGGCTACCTATCAAACCTACACCGCTATTGGTCAGCGCGAAGACCTGTCTGACGTTATCTATAACATCAGCCCCACAGACACCCCATTCATGTCGTCTGTTGGCAAGGGCAAGGCTACTGCTACTTATCACGAGTGGCAAAAAGACAGCTTGGCTTCGGTGAACACATCGAACTACGCTGTTGAAGGCGCTACTGCATCTGATGCAACTATGTCTCCAACCGTTCGTGCTGGCAACCGCACCCAAATCTCTCAGAAGACTGTTAAGGTTTCTGGCACTTTGGAAGCTGTGGACAAAGCAGGTCGCAAGTCTGAAAAGGCTTACAGCTTGGCTAAAGCCTCTGCCGAAATCAAGCGCGACATGGAAGCCATCTTGTTGAGCAACCAAGCCGCTTCTGCTGGTGACGCTTCTACTGCTCGTAAATTGGGCGGTTTGCAAACTTGGTTGGCTACTAACGGCGACTTCGGCACTGACGGTGTTGCTGGCGCTTCTGGTACAACTACCCGTACAAACGGCACTGACCGCACTTTCACAGAGACAATCTTGAAGACTGTGGTTGCTGAAGTTTATACCGCTGGTGGTTCACCAAAAGTGTTGATGGTTCGCCCTAACCACAAGCAAGTTGTGTCTACCTTCGCTGGTATCGCTGCTCAACGCTACATGGCTCCTTCTGACGCTCCTACTACTATCATCGGCGCTGCTGATGTGTATTTGAGCGACTTCGGTTCTATCTCTGTTGTGCCTAACCGCTTCATCACTGATACCGATGTGGCCTTTATCATCGACCCAGACATGGCTTCTGTGAACTACCTGCGTCCATTCCAAACCAACGAATTGGCTAAGACTGGTGACGCTGAAGTGACTCAACTCTTGGCTGAGTACACCTTGCAAGTTTCTAACGAAGCTGCTCACGGCATCATCGCTGACTTGACTTAATCGTTAAATAGTCAGATAACGCGCCCCAAGGTTCACGCTTTGGGGCGTTTTTGTTAGAATCTACACATGGAAACACCAATTCAATTTCGACAATCAACGGCTCATGCTGACGGTGATGGTGGACTTGTCATCGCTACGAAGCAAGACGTTTCTGGAATTATTGAGGCTAACCGTAAGGAATACAACTCTTACGATGAACGCGCTCGATGGTCTGATGATTTGTTTGGCAATAAGGTTGCCTCAATTCCATTTACTGCGATTGACGAGTTGAACAAACAAGGTGTCATGCGCGGGTTCGCAATTGTGGATGAGGTGCGTTTTGCTTCTTATCTGAACGACCCGATGAATCGCGCTTGGCGCACACGACCAGGACAAGTATGAGCATCGCCACATATTCCGAATTGAAGACTGCGATTGCCAACTACTTGGCTCGTACAGACTTAACTGACCAAATCCCTGACTTCATCCGATTCGCTGAGATTCGTTTGCGCCGTGAGTTGCGTATTCGTCAAATGCTCAAGACGGTGACAAGCTCAACAACTGGTGGTGATTCGACTGTTGAATTGCCATCTGACTTCCTTGAGATTCGTGACTTTGTGGTTGTCAGCAATCCTGTCCAACCATTGACCTATTCAAGCCCTGCTGTTTTCAGTCGCAACACTCGTTCAACTCAAAGCGGTTTGCCTCTGGACTACACAATCTTGGCAACAGAGTTTCAGTTGGCTCCAATCCCTGATTCGACATACACAGTCAAATTGCTCTACTACTTCGCTCCAACATTTTTGGGTGACAGCAACCAGAGTAATGCCTTTATGGTCAACGCGCCTGACGCTCTCTTGTACGCTGCATTGCTTGAAGCAGAGCCGTACATAATGAACGATGCGCGAGTAAACACTTGGGGCGGTATGTATGACCGCGCTATCTCAACACTTACGAAGTCTGACGAATCTTCTCAGTATTCGGGTGTTCCACTTTCAATGACTACCACTCTGAGGTAAATATGGCTGCAATCTCAAACTATCTAGAAAACGCTTTAATCAATGGCACACTCCGAGCAACAGGCTACACTGCTCCAACGACTGTCTATGTGGCTTTGTTTACGTCTGACCCAACTGATGCTGGTTCTGGCACAGAATGTTCTGGCGCTTCTTATGTTCGTCAGTCTGCTACTTTTGCAGCTCCTTCTAATGGCGCTAGTTCTACCAGTGCTGACATTCAGTTTCCTCAAGCGGGTGGCTCATGGGGAACAATCACCCATTTTGGTATCTTTGATGCTTCTAGTTCTGGCAATCTGTTGTATCACGGTGCTTTGACTGTCTCTAAGACAATCGACACTGGTGATGTGTTCAAGATTGCAGCAGGTTCTTTGACCGTCACTTTGGCGTAAAAAATGGCAGAAGTCTGCGGCCCATTCACACTAGAACAGCTCGATGCGTTCGGGTCGCTAGATAGCCTGTCTTTCTCATTAGATAACGCTGTTTGGTCTTCTGCTGATGTTTGCATCTTAGAGGCTGCATCGTCTGTAACTGGTACAGGCTCAACTTCAGCATTTGTCACGCGAATCACTGAATCATCAGCTTCTGTAAGTGGAACTGGCACAACTTCAGGCGCTGGCATCCGTGTGGCTGTGGCTAGTGCGTCTGTATTAGGTTCAGGAACGTCAAGTAGCGAAGCAATCCGAATGAGGTTGTCTTCTGCTTCAGTCCTTGGAGAAGCCTCAACTGACGCTCTTGGTGGCGTTGAATACTCGGCTGATGGTGTCGCATTGGGCTATGGCTCGGCAACTTCTGAAAGTCAAGTTAGATTCTTGTGTGCTGGTTCAACTTCTGCAAAAGCAGCAGCATCAATGGTTGGCATCAGATTGGGTGAAAACTGGTCTACTGTTACGCCAAGCACTGACACTTGGCAAACCGTGTCTCAAAATAACAACACTTGGACAGAGGTTGCTTCTGGTTCAAATACATGGGTTAGGCAATAAAGATGGCAACTCAACGAATTGTTTTAGGCGAATGGATGCCTGACCAACCTGGTGTTTCAGGTTCATTGACTGACGCTAAGAACTGCGTGTCTCAAGCCATTGGCTACGGTCCTTTTCCTAACTCTGTTGATTTTTCAGGCAGTGCGTCTGAAAGTTTGACAACTCTGTACGCTGGAAAACAGCCAAACGCAAACACTTTGCTGTTTGCCGCAGGTCGCACAAAGATTTATTCCGTCTCAAGCGTTGGCGCTTTGACTGACGTTTCTAAGTCTGGTGGCTACTCAACGGCATCAACAGAGCGTTTCCGTTTCACTCAGTTTGGCGACAACATCATTGCGGCTAACAACTCTGAAAAGCTCCAATCTTGGGTTCTTGGAACGTCTACGGCATGGGCTGACCTATCAGCGTCTGCGCCTGTTGCTAAGTATGTGACCGTAGTTCGTGACTTTGTAGTGGCTGCAAACGTCTATTCTGGCGGCGTTCAGAATCAATACAAAGTCCAATGGTCTGCCTTGAACGATGAGACAAATTGGGTTGCAAGCACGACAACTCAATCAGATTCTCAAGACATTCCTGACGGCGGCCAGATTATGGGCATCCGAGGTGGTGAGTTCGGGTTAATCCTGATGGAGCGCGGCATCCATCGAATGAGCTACGTTGGCACACCGTTCATCTTCCAGTTTGACAACATCAGCCGTGGCAAAGGTTGCATGGCTTCAGGATCAATTGCTCAATATCAAGGCTTGACGTTCTTCTTATCTGATGACGGTTTCTACGTCTGTGATGGTCAACAAGTCGCACCGATTGGCGCTGAAAAGATTGACAGATGGTTCTTGAAAGACGCAAGCGAGGCTGATTACGGCTCAATGTCTACGGCTATTGACCCTGTTCGCCGCCTCATCATTTGGAATTACAAATCTGTTGATGGCACTCGTAAGCTGCTGGCTTATAACGTCTCGACAAAGAAGTGGACCTACACAGACACAACGACTGATTCTGTTTCTGATGCTTCTACGGCATCCGTCACGCTTGAGCAGTTGGACAGCCTGAGTTCATCCATTGATGGGCTTGGCACTTCGCTTGATTCGATTCTGTTTGTTGGTGGCAAGTATTTCCTTGGCGGCACATCTGGCGCAAAGGTTGTGACTTTCACAGGTTCAAGCATGAACGCACGAATCCAAACTGGCGACATTGAAACAGGTGGTCAGTCTCTCGTAACCTTGGCTCGCCCACAGGTTGACGGGGGTTCGGCTACTGTGGCTGTTGCATCTCGCAGACTTTTAAGTGAAAACGTGACATTTGGAACGGCTGTGGCTGCTAGTGCTGACAACCGTGTTTCTATGCGTGGTTCAGGCAAATATCATCGTTTAGAGGTCAATCCAACGGGTGCAAACTGGAAAAGTGCCGTGGCTGTGGATGTTGACATTACGCCGCAAGGGGTTCGCTGATGTTTCGTTGCCTACCTACATTCGGTGGCGACCAACGCGCTGTGGCTGAAATCGTCAACGGGATAATGAACGGAAAGACGAACAATCATGGCTCTGTAACTTTGGCGACAGGTGGTGCATTAACCACAACCATCACAGACGCTCGGATTGGCGCAGATAGCAAGATTATCCTGATTCCTGCATCTGCTTCGGCCTACGCTGACAGTACGCCTTACGGGTCTTTCCAAGACACGACAACACAAAGTATTTCGTCAATCACGACAGCATATCCAATTACTTTCAACACAATTGACTACTCAAATGGAGTAAGTGTTGTAAGCAATTCAAGGATTACTGTCACAAATTACGGAATCTACAATATCCAGTTCAGCGGTCAGTTCTCAAACACTGACACGCAGATTCAGGATGTTGACATTTGGCTATCTAAAAATGGCACGAATGTTGCACTGTCAAAAGGTCAGATTTCGATTCCTAACAGCCATGGTGGTGTAGCTGGTCACATTCTTCCAGCTTGGAACTACTTTATTGAGCTGAACGCTAATGATTATGTGGAATTGATGTGGCAAGCATCAAGCACATTGATTTCAATGCAATCTTTGGCGGCTGGAACAAGCCCAACAAGACCTGCTGCGGCTTCGATTATTGCCACGGTGCAATATGTGGCTCCATCGTCAACAACAAACGTATACGTGAGCGCAAAGGGCAAGGGAACTGCTACTTTGTCTCATTTTGCAAATTCAACATCTGGCAAGATTTACGATTACGTGATTGTCGGATAACTGTATAATCGGCTCCAGTGGATGACCCGCCATTGGAGTCCCTTAAAAGAAAGGAACTTCTATGGCTGTCGGCTATTCAACAACATCAGGTGCATCAAGCATTGACCCTGCAATCCAACCGTATTTGACTTATGGCTTGGAAGAAGCGCAAAAGCTGTATCAAACAGGCGCAACGCCTAACGCAACAACTCAAGCTGCTTTGGATGCAATGCGCACTCGTGCATTGGCTGGAAATCCTTTGGTTGGCGCTGCTCAAGGTCAAATGGCTTCCACTATTGGTGGTCAATACCTGAGTGGAAATCCTTTCTTTCAAGGTGCTTTTACTCCTGCCGCTGAAGCTGCTCAGACTGCTTTTAATAAAGGTGTTGGTGATATTTCATCGGCTGCTTCTAAGGCTGGTCGTTATGGCGTGAACGCTGCGACACAAAACCTGTTTGGTGGCAATGCAAACACATTCGCCAAGGCTTTGACAGGTACTGCTGGTCAACTGGCATATCAGAACTACGCTGATGAACGTGCCCGTCAAATGGCTGCAACTGGCGCTGCTCCTGCAATGGCTGCTGCTGACTATGCTGACATTAGCAAGTTGATGACTGCTGGTCAGTTTGAACAAAATTTCCCACGCGAAAACCTGACAAGTTTCTTGTCTTCTGTTTACGGTAATCCAATTAGCCGTTATGGTTCGCAGTCGTCTACATCGCCTTATTACACAAACCCAACGGCTAACGCTTTGGGAACTGGTTTGCTTGGCCTTCAGTTCGCAAATGCTGCTGCTCCTGCCGTGAAATCAGCCTACAACTGGTTGTCTGGTGGTGATAATGCTGCATCGTGGACAACTGGCTCAGATGTGATGCCTACATCAACATTCGGTGGCAGTGGTGATGCTTCTTGGATGAGTGAAGCATGGATGTAAAGGTTTAAACATGGCACTTCTAGATTCTTTCTACGGCGAAACGCCACAATATCTAAGCGGTCTTCTTGGCGCTGATGAGCTGCGCCGATTGCAAGAACAAGCGCAAGGTCAGTCTAATCTAGGCATGGCTACTGCTTTGCTTCGTGCTGGCGCTCCTAGTCGCACTCCAACAGGTAGCGCATTGGCCATCGCTGAAGGCTTGCAGTCTGGTCAAGACATTTACAAGAAAGCACTGAACCAAGGTCTTCAAGAGAAGATGGTTGCAATGCAGCTTGGTGACCAGATGCGTAAGCTCAAAGAAGCTGAGAATATGCGTCAGATGTTCCCTCAAATCTTTAAGGTTGAAGGTACTCCTGACCAACAAGTAACGGAACAAAACTGGTCTGGCGCTCCTGAACAAATTGGTCAGTATTTCCAAACTGGCGCAATTCCAACTCAAACGACAACAGTGCCAGGTAATCGCACAATGTCAGTTGACACTAACAAATTGCAAGCATTAGCTGCAATGTCTTCTGACCCATTAGGCACTTATGCAACATTGGCTAAGTTGGTTCCTGACCTTCGCAAAGCTGGTTTTGTTGGTGCTGGTACTCAAGGTGATAACCCATTCAACATCTTTGTGAGCGACCCAAGTATTCCCGCTCCACTTCGTGCGGCTGCTGCTCAGTATCAAAAGAGCTATGCAAGCGGTATGCTTGACCCTGAAAAGGCTGATGAGCGTGTCCGTCAATTGGCTCAAAGCATTCAATCTGCACAGCAATTTGAGCAAACTCAAGCTGGTTTGTCTCAAAATCGTCAGCAAATGCAGATGTTTGCACAGCAAAACGCTGAAACTCGCGCATTGGCTGAAGCTAACAAGCCTGAACAATTCTCTTACTCGCAAAAGAAAGAGTTTGACCAAATCAATGCGGCTCGTGATGAGGCTAAAAAAGCTGAAGCCAACGCAGGTCTTGCGCTTCGTGCTGCACCATTGCTGTCAAAGGCTTATGGTGGTGCTGTTGAGGCTGGAATTAAGGGCGTTGCAGGTGCGGTTGGTATCGGCTCAGAAGCTAAAGATGCAAATGACCGTTTAGCTACTTTGTCACAGACTTTGGCTGTTCAAGCCCCTAAGTTTGGCGGTCCAACGTCTGATGCTGATGCAAAGCGTTATGACAAGGCTGTTGGTGACTTGGCAAATCCAAGGGTTTCACTGCAAGCCAAGCAAGATGCTTTGAAAGACATTGCTTACTTGGGTCAAAAGGCTCGTGCATACGCAGACCAATCAGAAAACTTCTTCTATGAAAACAAGAAGTCTCTGCGTGGTTTCAAGTTTGCAGCACCACCAGACCCATTTGCAGAACAAAACGCACCTTATTAAGGGAAACACATGGAAAACCCAACAAAAGTTCAAATTGAGTATCTGAAGGCTCATCCAGAGACTGCTGCTCGATTTGACGCTAAGTTTGGAAAAGGCATGGCGGCTAAGATTTTGCCTCGTAGTACAGTTGACCAATATGCTGGTGCTGTAACTCGTGGTTTGGCTGGTCCTATGCTTGGCGCAGCTATGGGCGCACCACTTGGTCCTGTCGGTATGCTGGCTGGTTCTTTGGCTGTTCCTGCTGGTGACGCGCTTACCATGTTGGTAAATGCCATTGCTTCTGGTGCTGGTAGCGAAAAACGTCTGACTTCTCCATCTCAAGGAATCCAAGAACTATTGACTAAAGCTGGCGTAGCACAACCTGAAACTGCTGGTCAGCGTATGGTTGAGGCTGGCGCTGGCGCTGTGGGTGGAACTGCTGCTCAATTGCCTGGTCTGATGCGCATGGCATCTACTGGCGTTACTCAGATGGGTCGTGAGATTGCTCGTCAAATGGCAGAGCGACCTGCTGCTCAACTTGGCACTGCAATTCCTGCTGGCGCCATGGCACAACGCACTGCTGAGATTGTGCAGCCTTATGCTGGTGACTTGGGCGCTATGTTGGCTGGTTTAGGTGCTGGTGTTGCTACTGGTGGCGCTTCAATGGCTGCTGCTGACCGAGCAAAACGAGCTTTGAGCAATGCTGAACAACGTGCTGCACAAATCGCTGCAAAAGCTCAAGGTTTGGGTTTTGAAGGCGAAACAGCGTTGACACCTGCACAAGCTGGAACAAGTAAGACCGCGCAAGTGTTCGAGGCTGCTGCTTCCACATTGCCAGGTTCTGCTGGTCAATTCTCACGCCGTTATGCTTCTCAAGCTGATTTAGCTGAAAACATCTTCCAACGAATTGCAGGAATGTTTGGTGGCTTGCCGCAAGACCCATCTGTTGCTTTCTCTGGTGGTGCTTCTGCTGTTCGCACTGCTGCACAACGTAACGTAGATAAGATTGGCTCTGGCATCCGTCAGGTTGCATCTCAGTCTGACATTAACTTGTCTGACGCTCCATCGTTCCAAAATGGCATTATGAAGGCTCGTCAGATGCTTTCATCTTTGCCACCTGCAATGCGTAAAGACCCATTATTCGAGAGCTTTGAGCAGTTCTACTTTGGCGCAAAGAACGAAGGTTTAGATGCAAAAGTTGCTTCTGCACTTGAGCAAACTGGCATGGACCCTACAAATCCTAACTATCGCGCTTTTGCTGACAGAGTTCGTCAACAACTCATTGACAACGGTGAGCCTGAGTTTTCGTTCCAAGGCTATGCTCAAAAAGGCTCAATCCCTGGTTCTAACTACCAAGACCAACGTCAATTATTTGGTGATTTGGCTTTCAAGAACAAAGGTACAAAGATTGGTGACGCTTTCAGGTCTTTGCGTAACGCATTGGATGACGCTCGTGATGAGACATTTAAGGCTCAAGGTCTTGAAGACCAAGTGACAAAGCTGAAGGAACTTCGTGGTTCTTACGGTTCTGCCAAAGAGTTGAGCGAACGATTTGCTACGGCTAACGATAAAACTGTATTGAATACAGTTACATCAAACAAAGACCAACTGTCTCAGACTTTGTTACCTTTGATGAACCAACAAGAGAAGCAAATGCTTGCTCAAGGCGTTTTGTCTGACATTCACTTGAGTTCTTTGAACAATGCTGGTGATTTGGATATTACCAAGTTTGGCAAGAACGTCATCAAAACAAACAAAGAGGCTCCAACCACTTTTGACCAAATCTTTGGCACACCTGCTGCCACTCAATTGGTTGACCTGGCTGATGTTGCTCAGACTTCGTTAAAAGCAAAAGTGCCTACTTCTGGCACTGCCGAACGCTCTGCGATGATAAATATGCTGACGTCTGGCCCTGCTAAATTGGCTGGTATTGCAGCTGGTTCTACCGCTGTTGGTGTTCCATTGGCTGCTACTGCTGCTGGACTTGCTGGTCCTGCAATCGCGTCTAAAGCGTATTTGTCGCCTCGCGTTCAGAACTTTTATGAAGGTTTGAACATCACAGACCCATTGATGAACTATTTGGCAAGTCCTGTTGACCCAATGTTGCGTTATGCAGCAACACCAAACTTGTTGAATATCGTTCCTGAACCAGAGCCATATCGAATTGACATCACTGGCGTTGGTCAAACTCAGTAAAATCGCTTAAAGGAAAATCATGGCAAAAACCAAAATCAGTGAGTACAGCTCAACAGCTAACTCCAACACAGATGTAGCAAACATCAACATCGACGAAGGCTGTGCGCCTAGTGGCATTAACAACGCCATTCGCGCTGTCATGGGTCACTTGAAAGACTTTCAAGCTGGTCTGTCTGGTGATACCTTGCCAATCGCTTCAGGCGGTACAGGCTCTGCAACTGGTCCTGCTGCTTTGATTGCTTTGGGTGAGCGTACTGCTGCAACTGGTTCAATCAAGATTGCAACAGGTACAACTGCACAGCGTGACGGTACACCTGCAACTGGTTATTTCCGATTTAACAGTACGACTACTAAGTTTGAAGGCTACAACGGCACTGCATGGGGTAGCGTTGGCGGTGGTGCAACTGGCGGCGGTAACGATGAGGTGTTTGTTGAAAACTCTCAAACTGTGACGACAAACTACACAATGACAAGCGGAAAGTCTGCATCTTCTGCTGGTCCGATTACAATAAACACTGGCGTGACGGTCACTATCCCTGCGGGTAGCCGTTGGGTTATTCTCTAAGGAAACTATATGGCTTACGGCTCAGTTTTAACAGATGTGGTGCAATCAAGCACTGCGGCTACGGCTCCCACGTTCAAAGACGGTAACGGCACTCAAATCGGTACGCTGTGTCGTGCTTGGGTGAACTTCAACGGTACAGGTACTGTTGCTATTCGTGCATCGTTTAATGTGTCAAGCATCACGGATAACGGGACAGGCGATTACACAGTGAACTTTACGACTGCAATGCCTGATGCTAATTACTCAACTTCTTTTTCAGCAGGTACGATTAGCGGCTCAACTGGCGGTTTTTTTAGCCAAGTATCGGCTGGATCGTCTGGATCAACATACAGCACAACTTCAGTAAAAGTTGATGTAAGAAATACTGCTGGAAGCTATCAAGATGCTGATCTTTGTTGTGTTTCTGTATTCCGTTAATAGGTGAACAAATGACAACCACAATCAACGCATCCCCTACAAACGGTTTAGTCCAGACTGCCGATGGCTCTGGTGTTATTAAAATTCAGAGTAACGGTGTGACCACCAATGCTTTGGCTTGGGTGAACTTTAATGGCACTGGCACAGTGGCTATCCGTTCAAGCTATAACGTGTCTAGCATCACCGATAACGGTACTGGTGACTATACGGTTAACTTTGCTACAGCTCTTAGTGATGCAAATTATTCGTTTATTTCAACAGCGTCTGTAAGTGGCGCACGTATTATTGCTTTAAACGATTCTTCAGCGGCTCCAACAACTACGGCTTGTCGGTTTTTAGCGTGTACAACAAGTGGCACTTCTGCTGACACAGCTTACATTAGTGTTGCAATCTTCGGAAATTAATAAGGAATCACAATCATGGCACAAGTAATCATTTTCTCAAACAGCAATGGCGGCGTGAGCGTCTGCATCCCCACAGGCGAACTCAACATTCAAGCTGTCAAAGCCAAGGACACCCCTAGCCATTCAATCATCGTTCAAGACAATGAACTGCCTCAAGCAGACAACGACTTCTTCGGGGCTTGGGAACTTGCTAACGGTGTTGTAACTGTCAATCTCGCTAAAGCCAAGGAAATCACTAAAGCCCGTCTACGCGCTGAACGTGAGCCTTTGTTGGCTGCACAGGATGTGTTGTTCCAACGTGCTCAAGAATCTGGTGCTGACACTGCTGCAATCGTGGCTGAAAAGAACCGCTTGCGTGACGTTACAGGTTTGGTTGACCTTTGCGCTACCACTGCTCAACTTCGTTCTTTAAAGGTGGCTTAAATGGCTATTGTTTTAGACGGTACTAACGGCGCTCAAGTGCCTGTGGTTACAACAACCGCAAAGAATGCTCTTACTGTGTCTGCTGGATACATTGTGTTTGACAGCACTCTTGGTAAGCTCTGTGTTTATACAGGCTCTGTCTGGCAAACAATCACTTCTACATAATCATGAGTGATACTGTATCAATGACAGAGGCAAAGCTCATGACGCATGAAGCTGTTTGCGCTCAACGCTACGAGACAATCAATCGTCAGCTTGAGAATGGCTCTGCTCGTATGACCAAGATTGAGTATTACATCTGGGCAGTTCTTGCCGCAGTGTTGCTCGGTCCTGGTGCTGCTGCTGAGTTCTTCAAGAAATTGATAGGCTTGTGATGTGGACCCTATCAGCCTTCTCATGGCAGCTCAAGCGGCTGTTGCGGCAGTTCGCAAGGGCTGTGAGATGCTCTCTGAGGGCAAGGCTGAAATCAACAAGCTCAAGTCAACTGTCGAAAAAGGCATTGGTGACGCTAAAGCAATTTACAAGGAAGTTACAGGTCTTTGGTCGTGGCTTCTTGGATTGTTTGGAAAGACGCAAAAGCCAAGCACTAAAACTGTTGCAGAACCCGTTATTCAACCTTCTGAGCCTGTTTCTAAAGTCGCAAAAAGACGCGCACCAGAACCAGAACTTAGTTACGAGGAATATCAAACTCAAGCTATCCACCAGGTCTGCGAACAGTTAAAGACATTCTTTGAAATCAGACGAACACTAAGAGCGCATTGTCTTGAGTTAGAGGAAATCTCTAAAACGACTACGACAATTGAAGACAGTGCGATTGACAGGGTTGAGATTGAACTCCAATTGGAGAACATGACAACTCAAATCAGGGAAGCGATGGTTTATGCGCCGAAAGAACTGCGGAACATTTACAGCCGTTTCCTTGAGATGTATGACCTGATTCTTGAGGAACAGGAGTTTGACAGGCAACTAAAGCGCAAGCGAGAAAGAGATGCAAAGTGGCAACGCGAACTCCTACGCAATCATCGAATCGACAGGGCGGTAGTATCAATAACGGTGCTGGTAATGGTTCTATGGATGTGGGCGTTCATGCTGTCGCTCGGATGGCTCGTGAAGACACAAGGTGGTTTGTCGCTGGCGTAGTCGTTATGGCCATTGTTTTGTTTTTGGCGTTGCCTATGTCTGTTCTTGTGGTTGTTGACTACATGAAGATGAAGTCAGAGATGCAGTATGAGATTCGACAATTGAGAAAGCTGAAAAAGGAGCTGAAAGAGGAACATGAGAAAACTATTATTGTTAAGCCTGTTGCTTCTGACAGCTTGTGAAGACCGTTATCGGTACGTCTGCCAAGACCCTGATAAGTTCAACTTGCCAGAATGTCAAAAGCCTCGCTGTCTGTTCACGCAGACTTGCCCTGAGTATTTAGTCGCACCTGTATTGGAGAAGAAAATTGAGCCAGCACAACAAGCCGCATCGTCTGACCGCTGAAGAAATTGAAACCTACGTATGGGGTTTCGTGGTCATTATGGTCACGCTAATCCTTGCAGGTATTGTCTTCGCTTTGCTTTACTCTGTGACATTCGTTGTCCAGCCAATCAAGTCAATGGCTCCAATTGACATTGCTTACACCAAGATGTTGAACGACATTGTTTTGCTCGTAGTTGGTGGCATTGGTGGCGTTATGAGCCGTAAGGGTATTAACGCAATGAGTGGTGGTATTAGCGCCAGCATTGAAAAAACAACTATTGGGAGTACAACGCCCCCAAAGCCAAGTGACCCATCAGGTGCGTTGCCTGTATGGGTCAATCCTGAACTAGACGAAACATGGGTTCCACCACCACCACCTACTACGCCACCAGAGCATCTTGAATCAGACCAAGAGCGTGAGCAACTAGCATTGGCGAGGTCTTTAAATGCCTAATCCTTGGATGATTATTGGTGTCATTTTTGTTGTTCTTGGAACGTACAAATACGGCACTCATACTGGCTACAAAGAGCGTGATGCTGAAATGCAGCAAGAGATTGCTCGACTGAATGAGGAATCTCGCGCTAAAGAGAAAAAGCTCTCTGAAGAACTTAACAACACATCTTCACAACTGAAAGACGCAAACGATGTTGTCACTAAAAAACAAACTGATTTGGATGCTGCCATTCGTTCTGGTCGGGTGCGCCTCAACTCAAGTTGCGTACAAGCCGCCACAAGTTCCACCACTTCCAGCGGAAATAACCAAACAGGAAGCGAATCTGACACAGAGACTCTCAGACTTATTGCTGAACTCGCAGCCGAAGGCGACAGGGCAATCAATAAGCTCAACGCCTGTATCACAGCCTACGAACAAGTAAGGAACACAATCAATGGTCAACGCTGAACAGTTAGCAAAGCTCCATATTGGTCCTGAATGGGTAGATGCTCTAAACGAGACATTTGCTCGATTCAACATTGACACGCCTAATCAACAAGCCGCCTTTATCGGACAATGTTCGCATGAGTGCGGAAACTTTAAGGTGCTTGAGGAAAACCTTTTTTATAAAGCCGCTACATTGATGAAACTATGGCCAAAGCGCTTTCCTACGTTAGAGTTCGCAAATCAGTATGCTGGAAATCCTAAGAAAATCGCAAACATGGTCTATGCTTCTCGCATGGGCAATCGTGACGAAGCATCTGGTGATGGTTATCGTTTTCGGGGTCGTGGGTGTATTCAGCTTACTGGTCATGCTAATTACTTTCATGCTGGTAAGACATTGGGCATTGATTTTGTTATGCAGCCTGACATTGTGGCTACTCCAAAGTATGCAGCTTTAAGCGCTGGTTATTTTTGGTCTACTCATGACTGCAACCGCCTGGCTGCTAATGGCGATTGGGTTGGCCTAACTAAAAAAATTAACGGTGGCACTATTGGCCTTGAAGACCGTGTGAAGCACATCACACACGCCTTGGCAGTGCTTCAATCCTGAACAGCAAGGATGATTAAAACAACAGCAAACACGATAACGTAAACGACAACTGCAACGGCCAAAAATCCAATGATTGCTAATACGTTATCCATGTTTGTGTTCCCTTGCTTCTGCTAGTGTTTGGAAATACTCATCACAGCGCTTGCAACGCCAGAGCCTTTGTTCTCTGACAGTTGCAATGCGTTGTTCTCTATTAAGCCACCCCAGAATTACTCTGGAATCGCCCCGATAACTTGTCACGGGTTCGATGTTTGGCGGCAGTTTTGCACTTGTTTTCATTTTTCAAAAAGCTATCCAAACTAGGATTATCAGCTTTTACGATTGGCCTAGCTTTTGGCTTCACTTCCTGTCTCGTCTCCATCTTGGGCCAAGGTGCGTTCGGTGCTAGAACCGTTCTTGGTGATTCGTTCAAATTCATCGTCTTCCTCTTTTGTCCATTTGATGTTGTCATAGTTTGCTGAGAACTTCTTTTCGTCTGTTGGTCGTTGGGTTGACCCTTTGCCGCCTGCGCTCATGGTTTCTCCTTAGTGCCAAAATAAACAAGCTGCCGCGCTTGCGTTTGGAAACATCTCACTACATTGCCACAGCTTGAACCAAACTGAACAAGCAATTAACGCAACAATAAAAATTCCAGTGATTAGATTGTTCATTGCTCACTCGCTTTCAACATAGCATCAGCCATTGAATAAGCTCTTGCAGCTACATCAGCATCTGACCAGTTAACCCTAGCGCACATTCCTTGCATTGCCTTGGCAGCAAAATAATCGCGCAAACTCATGCCATGTTGGTATGTGAAGTCGGTTTCAGTTGGAAATGCTGGCCCACCTGGTAGTTTGTTAGTCATTTAACCCCCTTCGGCATACCTGCCTTTGCATAAGTAAAAAACTCAGTCGGCTTAAGAGAAACACGCTTTGTCTTAGGAAACGTGCTGATTGTGTTCACAGTCGTGCTGGCGTTCTCACGAGTGACGCGAGACAATGCGCCAAACTTAGAGCCGTTCTCACGTTGCATTGATTCTTTACGAATCGTTGACATAAATTCTGGCATATACGTTTGGACGTACAAAGGGCTGAAAGCGTTAATGGTCATCAAGAATCCAATCAATAAAAATTCCAATTAAAACAAGCGTCATTTTGTTAAAAAATACAAATAAGCAATAAAACACACTGTCATGCAAATTGCTTCAATATCTGTCATAACAGCTCCTGTTGCATTGGCTTGATGCGCCACTCACGTTCCTGCCTGCCGCTTAAAGATTCAACTGTCTTACCTGTAAGCTCAATCAAATCTAGCTTTTGAAGTTCATTCATGCGTCTTGCTACTTGATTGCTTTGAAGCCCTGTTTGTGTGGCAATGCCATCTTTACCCATTGGGCCAAATCTTTGTAACGCAGCCACAATGACTTCTTGGTGCATCTTGGCTACGTCTTGAATGGAATCAGCCGCTTGAAAGCTGGTGATTGCGTCTGTTGCTCTTGCTCTGAAAAATTTAAACATATCGTTACCTTTGCAAGTGGGTGGGGCTACTCGCTGCACTGTACTTGTCAGCTTTACGCTGCTGGTCACCGCCATATTTCGCGATAAGGCACAGCATCCGCTTTCGCCCCAAAATCAAAATTGAATGTCGTCGTCTTGGAAGCCATCGTCAGCTTGCTTCTTTGGTGCAAATTTCTGGTCGCCTTCTTTCGGTTCAAAGAGATACGCCCACCCTGACCATCCGCCTTCAACTAAAGGAACGCTATCAATCTTGAGCATCTGTCCTTTCTTAGTCTCAATCACGCTACCAATACGCTGGTAACGCACCTTCTCTTGACCGTCTTTTTGGTATGTTCCAGCCTTGACCGTCACTTCATAAACTATTGCCATTTTCTTTCCTTACTTAGAGTGTTCATCTGAAATTTGCTTTACGACCAAATCGTAAAACTTACGCGCTTCGTCAACCTTGAATTTTATTTTGTCTTCAAGTGCTTTGTCGCGTTTGTAGTTAAGCAACGTAACCCGAAGCTCGGGCGCAATATGCTCAACTTGATGCAAAGCCTTGCTTTCAAACCCAACCAAGTGGTCAGGCGTGTTTACAAGGCAATATGCAATCTGTGCTTCATCCAAGTCCCAAAGCATCATGTAGCCACGAAGTTGCCATTCGTATGTCTTGTTTTCGCCTTCTGATGCCAGGCATGGGAACGTAGACAGCGACCAAGGCGACTTAATGTCAATGATGCGGTCAGCAACAATATCTGCCTCGCCAGTTAGCCATTCATTTGTTTTGCGCTCTGTGTTCTTTTTGAAGTCCGTAAACAACACAGAGTTGAGCAACTCAATAGAACGATCTTCAACAAGGATGCCTTTTTCCGTGTACTTGCTAGAGAAGTGTTCGTCATAGCCGTAAACAAACTCTTTGGCTTGCTTAGTAATAGCTGTCTTGGCTCCTACGGACAAGGTTTCATCCTTGCCTTTTGGGTCGGTCATTATCTCGGATAGTGAGCTTGCGCGAATCTTAAGCATTTGCAATCGCCTTATCTACTGTGTCAATTTGCTCTTGAGTAAGGTCAAACGTATCAAGCAGTTTTACTGTTGTGTATTGACCTGACAGGATTTTCTCAATAGCGCCTTGCAGACGTTTTGCGTCTAGCTTTGGCTTCTTTACTGCTACATCATGGGAATGAGCATCAGCATCGTTGTCGCCTTCAGTTGGAATTGCAAAGGTTTGGAACGCCATATATTTATAAGCTGCTGACATTGCCTTGTTTGTCGCTTTGTCGCCTGAATCCATCGCCTCGCCAAATGTCCGAGCCGTGTGCCTTGTTCCGTCTTCTGCGCTGACCAAATCAAACTCAGCCTCAACAGTCACATAAAACAAAGCGCTACCAGATTTGCTTGTGCGTTCCTCGCATGAGCGTGAAAGCATACGAGGAATGATGCAAAGACCATTTTTAGCCATGATTGAGGATAAAACGTTGTAGACGGCATCAATGCCTCGGAAGTTGTATCCAGCGCCTTGTGAGTTGTGTGATGACTTGCTGATGCCGATTGCTGCCAGTTCAGTTTGAACAGCGTTGATTGCTTGATAGACTTTCATGATTAACCCAATAGGTGAGAGACTAAGAAACCAGCGGCAAACGCCAGTGTGATGTAAACCCAAAACTCGGCTTGTTGTGCTGCATCTGAGCGATGGCCTTCGAGCCATTCCCAACGGTTACGAGCTTCAATAGCATCAACCGTGTTGGGATAGGCTTCTTGCATCGTGCGGGGGTAGGTGCGGGTTGTTTCGTTGAGTTTCATTTTGTTTCCTAAAGTACCGTTTGCGTTGCGCTGCGGGATGTATGTATTGTGCATAAAAATCGACAGAATTTTCAACAATCGCAAAAATATTTTTAGTGTGTTGTATTTTCGTCAATTTTTCTTTACACTACTGGCATGAACATTGACCATCTTATCAAGAAAGTAGGCTCACAGAGTGAGCTTGCGCGTTTGCTAGGTGTTGAGCGTGGGACTGTTTGGCTATGGAAGCAAAACGGCGTTATCCCAAAGTCTCGCATCTGGCAGATTCAACTGCATTTCCCTGAACTATTGAAAGACAAAAAATGAGCTTTGCCGAATATGAAATGAAAGTCCTGCAATGGAGCGAAAAGCGAAAGATTGTTCCAAACAGCACACCAATGGCTCAACTTTGCAAACTCGAAGAAGAAGTCAATGAATTGCGTGATGCGTTGTTTGAAAGCAACATGGAAGAGTCAATAGATGCCATTGGTGACTGCGCCGTGGTGCTTATAAACATTTGTGCTTTGCTGGATGTGAACTTTACTGATTGTCTTGCTCATGCCTACGAACAAATCAAAGACAGAACAGGCACGATGGGCGCTGATGGAATTTTCTATAAGGACAAGTAATGGGTGAATTTATCGCTTTGCTGTGTGGCTTTGCTTGGCTTACACACATCTTCACTTGCTTTGCACAAGGCTTCTGGGGTTTCCTAGTTGCTGGCGCAATCTTTTTTCCAATTGGCATACTTCACGGAATGTATCTGTGGTTTAACTGATATACAATGTTATGAGACAGGGCTAGGTACGAAGTCATGAGCGTACCGAAAAGCGAACCTCCCGCCTGCCTGTGTTTCTTTTTCTGGAGGGTTTGCGAGGATGCCTTATGGCTACAAAAGTCGATATTTGGATGCCGCTATACATAGCGGATTATTTGTCTGCCACTTCACGGCTGACTACTGAGCAACACGGGGCTTATTTGCTCTTGCTGATGGACTATTGGAAAAGCGGTGCGCCGCCTGACAATGATGCAGTCCTTGCCCAGATTACAAAACTTTCACCTGATGCTTGGGCTAATGCTCGGACTATGCTTGAGCCATTCTTTGAAATACAAGATGGAGCATGGTTTCAACCTCGTGTTGAGAATGAGATGGCAAAAGCTAATCACAACAAGCAAGCCAACAAAGAGCGTGGTTTGAAGGGCGCACAGGCTCGTTGGGGTAATAAAAATGCTCCAAGCATAGTCGAAGCATACTCGGAGCAATGCTCGGCAGATAGCACATCACCTTCACCTTCACCTTCAAAGAATACAAAGAAAGAGAAAGCAATTGCCATTGCTTGTCCTTTTGATGTTGACCAGCAAGTTTGGTCTGATTGGTTGCAACTCAGGAAAACAAAAAAAGCATCTGTGACAGAGACGGTGCTTAAAGGCGCTAGGTCTGAATCACAAAAAGCTGGTATTCCATTAAACGAGTTTTTGGAAATCTGGTGCTTGCGTGGTTCGCAAGGTCTTGAGGCATCTTGGATTAAACCTGATGAACGCAACAGGGCTTTAAGCAAAGCTGGTCAGACAACTCAAACAGTAATGTCTGGCTTAACCCGTGGACTAATTGGAGGCAATGGAAATGCAAAACTCTTACTCAAATAAAAGTTGTACTGAGGCTGAAGGCTTAGATTACATATTTGCTTACATGGGGGCAGTTTATGGGGCTGCATTTAGCCGTCATTGGGATGGAAGCGACCCAACTACTGTCAGAGCTGTTTGGGAGGAAATTGTTGGCGTTTATTTGACTAACAAGCCAATCATGGACTATGCCTTGGCAAACCTTCCAGCAGATTTTCCGCCTTCTGCGATTGCATTTCGTAATTTGTGTACTGAAGGAAATTTGAAAAACAAACGATTTGAGCGTGACCCTACATTGCTTCAGATTGAAGAAGATAGAAAACGGGCTGTGCCACCATCATTGGAGACATTGGCTAAATTGGCAGAGTTACGCAAATGGGTGCAAGCATGAGTTTCAATTACAAATGGACATTGGCAGACGCTAACTTTACAAAAGACAAAGGAAAGGTCTTTTCTTGCTTTGCTTGTGGTGGTGGCTCAACTATGGGCTACAAGTTGGCTGGCTTTGACGTTCTTGGTTGTAACGAAATTGACCCAAAGATGATTCAGGCATACCAGGCTAATCACAACCCAAAATATGCTTACCTTGAGCCAATCCAAGAATTTAAGTTGCGTGATGATTTGCCGGCAGAACTTTACGACTTAGACATTTTGGATGGTTCGCCACCTTGCTCTAGTTTTTCAATGGCAGGTAGCCGAGAAGCTGATTGGGGCAAGGAAAAGAAGTTTCGTGAAGGTCAGGCCGAGCAAGTGCTTGACACTCTTTTCTTTGATTTCATTGAATTGGCTAAAAAACTACAACCCAAGGTCGTGATTGCTGAAAACGTCAAAGGCTTGTTGTTGGGTGACGCTAGAGCCTATGTTTCACGCATTTACGAGGCTTTTGATAATGCTGGCTACATAGTTCAACATTGGTTGCTTGATGGCTCAAAAATGGGTGTTCCACAACGCAGGGAGCGGGTTTTCTTTGTTGCCATGCGTAAAGACCTAGCAGAGCCATTCTTGGAATCTGTCGATATGTTTACTATGGCTCCAAAACTAAGGCTTGATTTCAACGAGAAACCAATTGTTTTTGGTGAGATTCAAGATTGTGAAGGCCGCAACCTTAGTGAAAACATGACAAAGATTTGGGAAGCTAGGCAAGAAGGCGATGGCGATATGTTGCAAGCTAACGTAAGGCTTACAGGAAAACAAGCCTACTTTAGCCAAAGTTATCTTTACAAAAACAAGGTTGCAAACACGCTTACATCACATGAAGATAGCCTAGTTTTGTTTGACGCTCCAAAATACACAAGCAAACAAGAGGCTTGTAGCATTGGAAGTTATCCACAGGACTACGACTTCTGTGGACAAAAGCCACATTACATGATTGGCATGAGTGTTCCACCTGTGATGACCGCACAAATTGCCAAGCAAGTTTTTGAGCAATGGTTGTCCAAACTATGAATTATTTTGAAGCCCACGAAATTCTTGATGGAATCAAGGATAATCTGTCTTATAATCTAGACACAATCAACAAAGCACTTGAACTTACAGGCGACTTAGATGGATTTCAACCAAGTATTCGAGCAACAAGTGGAGCATCTAACAAAGATGGCTTTGCAGAAGGGCTGGATACCTTACGCCAAGCAAAGGGCGCAAGAGCTTGAAGACGATCAATCTGGACTGTTCAAGGGGTTGGTTGAAGCTGTAAGAGAACGAGTAAATGAACGTAAATGAAAGGATATGAAATGGAACTCGATACAAAGATTGAAACGATACACAAGCGCCGACACATCAACGTGGATTTGTACGATGGTGACGTTTGGATTGGCTTGGTTACTGAGGCAGCTCGATGCCACGTTAGTCTGACAAAAGAGCAAGCCAAAGACATGATTGCAGCATTGATTCGCATTGTTGACTATGAGGTGAAGAAATGAACGAATACGAAGATGACGATTATGAAGATTGCACTTGGTGTCATGGATGCGGTGAGGGCGATTATGACGGTGCAACTTGCCGCAAATGTCACGGAACTGGGATTGAGCCTGTTGAAAAAGAATTTGATGATTGCTATGACATTGACTAATTGGCCTTTTCCACCCGCAACAGGTGCAGTTCCTTGGACACCCAAGCAAATCAAAGAATACGCGCAACAACAACGCTCAAACATTCCAGAAAGCCCGATGTAATGAACTTTAAATCTCAAACAATGATTGACGTTATGCAAGCCATGATTGATACGGAAAACGTATGGCTAACGCAGAAAGACAGAAACATAGACGACATGATTAACCCAAACGCTCCAGTCATTATTCAGATTGGAGACTATGGTTATGAAATTCAAAGCGTTGGTGGCGATGGGGAAGTTGAAGGATTTGTCATCATGTGCAAAGAAAATCCTGTGTGCAAGTGGGAAGGTATGGAGTGCATCAAATTATGACAACACACAAAGAAGCACTGACGCTGGCGCTTGAGGCGTTGGAAAAGCATGGTGACGCTTACTTAGGCCATTCTGATGAATACCAATTTGCCATTAAAAAGGTAAAAGAAGCATTGGCAGAGCCAGAGCAGGAGCCTGAGTTCGTTACGCACAACGTAGACAAGCCCTACGATTGGTCTGAGTGGGTATGCCCAAACCCTAGCGGGTATCTGATGAAATGCTGTGACTGCGGCTTAGTGCATGAGGCTGAGTTTGGTGTAGTGCGCTACAAGTCAGAGACTGAGCGTGAAGACTGCGACATGTTGGACGACCCAAATCTACAAGCCGTGTTTCGTATGCGGCGAAGTGAGAAGTGGTCGCCAGAAGATACAGCGCACAGGGCTGGCGGGTTGCCAATGGCACAGCCAGAGCAAGAGCAAAACTTAAAACTAATGCCAAGAGAAGCAACGCCAGAAATGCTTAAGGCAATGGATGAATGTTCAACAGAAGGCTATGACGAGCGATTGTATGAAGGCCATGCAGGGTCTGTTTACATGG